GCGATGCTCAAGGCTTCCGCGATCCACGGCGTGCGGTCGGAGCGGAACGGCCCGGGCATCGGCGAGTCGGGGATGGCGTGCACATTGTCCTCGAGCCACTCGACCACGTCGCCCGAGTCGGACGGACGCAGGACTTCCCGACCGATGCGTAGCAGGTCAGCCTTGTTCATCTTGGGAGAGTTCGGCCTTCACCCGACGCACCCAAGCCTCGAGCACCTTGACCGCCTTGGCCGGGTTCTCAGGGTTGCACCCTTCCGCCGCGTCGAGGGCGAGTTTGTCGAGGCGGTTGACCATCGTGGCCGCCAGTTCACGCATAGCTTCGCCGGCTTCCTTCGCCGAGATGTAATCCTTGGTCAGGATGAGCCGACGTTCCTGCTCCTCTTCGAGCGCGACGAGGGTTTTGAGGGAGGCGTTATAAGCTGACTGATACTTCCCCTGATTGGGGTCGCCTTGCTCCATGGCGGCCTGCCAGACGCCACGGGCTCGGCTGACTAGGATGCGGTGCTCTTCGATGGTTTCGCCAAGCGTACCGTCGTCGAGTTGCGCGGGTGCCGTCGGAGCCTTTCTCACCCGGGCATCTTCCTGCGATTGCCTCCAAAGCGTAGCGGCCTCGACCGAGTCGATGGGCATACCCTTCTTGACCAGGATTGAGACGCGCTGGCGAGTCAGGCCGAGGGCTTCGGCAATCTCAGTTTGGCTGGGCATCGTTTTGAACGGTGTTAACCCACCAGACTAGCTGGGACATCTTGATGATCGGGATGCCGTAGGACAGGCACTCGCTGACGTAGAACGAGGCAGGCTCAATGTCGTCTGGAAGGAGGATGCAGACGAAGCGCTTGTTCAAATGCTTGCGGTAGACTAGGCACTGAGCCATGGCCGTAAGCATACCTTGCGACGAGCACTCCTTCTTTGTCTCAATCGCCCAGTTATAACCGACCAAGTCCGCACGCATCTGACAGCCCGGAACTTGAGCCTCGCGTAGGATGTGACGCGGATGCATGATGTTTGCATCTTTAAGCATCTTCTCTGCTTGGATTTGCATCTGAAGTTCAGAGCCATGCGACCTAGAGTAAGAACGATCATCCCATTTGGCCTTGTTAGGGCTGGGCTTGAACTTGTGAATCAACACCTGGTCGCGCTTGCACTTGTCGTAGACGCCGGCCTTGCTGATGGCCCTTCTGACTACCTCGCGTGAATGCGTGAAGTCAAAAGCCTTACACGTTGCGTGAATCGTTCCGCAACGCTGGTAAGCTTCGACAATCGCCGCGTCACGCTTGGCCTTTTCCGACCGAGCGGCGGCGGCAAGCTGACGGGTTTTCAAATCACAGGGCTTCATTGTCAACAGGTGTGTTTTATCATTCGGTCTTGTAAAAAAAGACCGTGGTGTCGGGCCACGCGTGAAGGCGGGGGGGGTCTAGGAGACTCCTTAGAGGGGGTATATGGGCTGTTTTCACGGGTTCTGCGGGGTTGGGCGGGGGCGTGCCTGCTTATGTTTGTCGCGTCTGGCATTCACGTGCGGGAACATTCCGACCGCATCGGAGTTCACGGCGCGTTGGATTTCCTTGGCTCGGCTACGCATCCAGAAATGGGAGCGTCCATACATCTTGCCGATCGTGCGGGAGTCCAGGCATCCGGGCAGGGACAGCGCCCAGCGTACCGTCTCGACATGACGACGGAAGGCGAAGTTATCCGTCGCGGCCAGCGCATCGATGAAGCCCTTGAGCATCACGCCTACATGATCGCGAGAGATGAAGGCTTCGGTCTCCTTGCGTAGGTTGTCACCATCCTTCGTCGACCATGCAGGATGATTGGCATCGACTGAGAATACATGGCGAGGCTGGCTCATCTCACGATACGGCAGCACGCCGTTCTCGCGCATCTTCTCCTGGACCTTCTTAGGTTGAGAGAAGAACCAAGCATCGAAGCTCTTCGCTTCCTTGGCCGGAGCGGAGAGGTCATTGATGCTGGCCTTGGTCACGCGATGTATTGGAAAGCATCTTACCCAGCGGGCAATGAGCAAAAGTAACGCTCAGATATTCTGGGAAAGGTTGCGGTAAGCCATGCGGTCGTCGTCGTAACGGACGAGGCCTTGGCGGATTAGCCTAGACAGGACGGACTGAGGCTTGGTGTCGCTGAACTGATTCATGGACTTGGTGATGCCGGTCATCAGCTGCTCCTTGGTCAGATATGAATCTCGGTTGCCTAGCCAGTTAGCCCACCAGTGTTTGTTCCTGGTTGCCTTGTCTCGCATGGCCTTGGCTCCGGCCTTGGAGCGTTTGACCATGCGTTCGCGGTCGGTCTCCCAGAGTTTCTTCATGCGCAAGCGGAACGCGATCTGGCGTCCGACGTTAGGGTTAGGGTTTCTCATTGGGTTGGGTGGTAGGTGTATTTTGCATCGTTGGTGAGGGCCGCCCTGCCGTAAGGCTAAGGGCTAGGCATCTCACTGTTCTACGGCTTATCCCGAAGGGATAGCCTAGAACCATGCATTGTTTAAAGGTTTGTTCGAAGGGTTGTATTAGGGTTTGTCAGAGATTAGCCATAAGTCAAACGAGAAAGGCGTTTTAAGGACTTTTGGTCTCGGATGGCTATGAGGATACCAACCAACCAGCCTTAACGCCTAGAAGAGGCCTTGGCGGGTCTGGAATCGGTATCCGCTTCTGACACTTGGGAGGGGGGCTGGCTGTATTCCCAGCGGATGACCCCCTTCTCGGCGGCGTGGCGGATGTGAATCTCGCCCTTGAACTGTCCTTCGGCGTCTCTGAGGCCGGCACGGCCACGGCGCTTGGTCAGGCCGAACTTGTAGATCGGCTCTTCGCCCTGGCAGCGGAACAGGACGGCGACCTCGCGGAAGTAGTTCGTGAACTCGGATGAGCCAAGGCCAGCGTAGGCTAGGTCGGCGACAGTATGGCCTTCCTTGTCGCTGGCGGCCTTTGGCTTCCCGGTATGGTGCATGGCCACGAGGACGGCGCCTGTCTCGAGCAGGATCGGGGCAAGGTCATGGCGCAGGAACTTGGACGCCTGCTCCTGGTCGGACACGTCGATGCCGGCGAAGGAAAGCAAAGGGTCAACGAAGACGATATCTGCCTGGTGTTCGCGTACTAGGTCAGCGAGGGCGGCGGTGAAGGCCGTACCAGTGCTAACGGTGTCTCGGAAGATGGCCAAGGACTCGCGCAGCTGGTCACGCTCACTGGAATCGAGGTAGGCACCTGCCACGACGTCCTGCAAAGCCTCGGACACGTCTCCAGCGTCATTCTCAGCCTGCAGGATGATGGCCCTAAGCGGTCGGGCTGGCTTGATGCCGAAGAAGTCACGACCTAACGCCCAATGGACGGCGGCCTGCATCATCAGTGACGACTTGCCCGTGCCGGACTGGCCGACGATCAGGAGTGAGCCGCCCTTGCAGAGCCAGCGGTTGCCTAGGACGGTGTTTGGGTCGTCCTTGCGGTCAAAGGACATTAGGTCGTCGAAGGCCATGCGCTTAGGGCCGTGCTTGACCTTGGAGCCCTTGCGCTTGTCGGCCAGTCGGGCATAGTGGTCGAGCAGGGTGTCCGGGTCGGTGGCCTTGCTAGCGACTAGGGTGGCGTCTCGGAGGATGGCCGTGTCAGCGATGAGCTCGACGTGCTCGGGGCGGTAAGGGGAGAAGCCTGCGTAGGCCGTCAAATCACTGATGTCGGAAGGCCCGATGGACGAGCCCATGCGCCGAAGGTATTCGGTGACGGTCAGTTCGTCAGCGTGGGAGCCATCGACCTGAAGCCCAAGGATCGCGGCGGCGACCTCCTGGTGCTTAGGCTCGAAGAAGTCGGACGGCTTAAGGTCGGCGGGGAAAGGGAGCGCGTCACGGAGAAGGACGCCGAGGAGGTGGCGTTCCGCCGGCACGTTGTTCGGAGGGGTCATGGAAGAGAGGTTGGTGGGTTTGGGGGCGTGGGTGCCCTTGGTCAAGATGCTTTGCGACCTAGGCGGTCGAGGTCGGCTTTGCGGTAGTAGGCGTTGCGATGGATTCCCGAGATTCCCCGGGCGGTCTTGAAAAACTTAGGCTTCAGTCCTACCCGGGCGATTCGGCAGCGCACGGCCACGTCGGAGACCTTGAGGGTCGTGGCGTAATCGACGATGCGGACGTAACCCTTCGGGACTTTCTCCGACTGCAGGGCGAAGAGGCCGTCGGCTGCGGCCTTTACGGACTTGAAGGGCGGCTTGGGTCGGTAGATGTAGGCTTTGTGACATTGCCCGGTGTTCGCCTTGAACTGATGGGGCTGGCGGTCGAGGACGCCGCGTCGGTACAGGTCGAGCGCTCGGGAGGATGCGTTGCGCGTGTAAGCAAGGTTCAGCTCTTCGCGGATCTGCTCGACGGTCAGCCAACCATTAGGCACTGGGATGACGTCCTCTTGGCGCAAAGCCTCAATGAGTCGGGCGGGGTCGAATCGTCTCATTTGCTCTTCGGGGTGAAGACCTTGAGGTCGGTAGTCCAGACCCAGCGGGAGCCGACGCGGTGGACAAGCCAGACCTTCCAGTCGTGGCCGTCGACCCATCCAGCGGCAAAGCCTGAGCCCCAGCGGGACGTGGCAAGGCGATGCGACGCGTAAGCCATGGCGTCCTTCTGGCAGAGACAGCCGGCGGAGAATGCCGCCCCGCCTTCGGCCTTCGTGAGGTTGACCTGGGCGAGCGTGTGCGTGTGTCCATGGATCAGAGCCCCGCCTCGGTCGGCGTAGTGTTTACCCTGCTCTGCGGTGGCATTCAGGCCGTGGGCGTACCCGTGAATGAAGGCGACCGGGCCAAGGCGGTAGACGCCCTTCTCGGCGTGGTAGGGCAGGATGGTCTTCGCCCCGCAGCTCTTCGCGGCGGTCTTGATTCGGGCTTCGAGGTCAGCGCAGTAGTCACGTACCAGGGCAGAGCCGGAGGTATGCTGGAGGGCGGTCGCCCGGTGCTCGTGGTTGCCCATCAGGTAGACGGTGGGCTTGGTGCGCTCAAGGAAGTCCTCCCCGCCGGCGATGTCAGCCGCGAGGGACTCAGCGCCTTCGGCATCGTTGCCCACGCCACGGCGAAGCGATCGGAAGTCGAAGCAGTCGCCGAGGTGGACGCGGACGGTCGGCTTGTAGTCCTTGATGAACTCGCACAGGGCTTCTACTGCGTTCTCGTCGGCCATGTCGCCGTGGTTATCGCCGAAGGCTACGAAGCGGGT